CGTTCGTGTCGGCCGGTATCGAACAATGGAAGAAGCCGCTGCTGCCCACGCCGCTTTCATACAGTCCGGCGAACTTGGTGTTTTTAAGGGGGTTGACAATTAGGTTAGTGTCCCCTATAATGCAAATCGCGGATCAAGAGGGGCAGCCCCTCATCCGTTCTTTGAAAGGGAGAATATTATGCGACAGGACTATCTCGCCATTGTGCGGATTGGCGGCGGGTCAAGCCATGGCCGAGGCCCGACAATCGAGAAAGCGGTTGATAGGTGTAAAATGGCCGTTCGAGATTGGGATCACCTATTCAACGTCTATAACACGCCCATCAAGGCCGCGATCTACGACGTAACAGGCCACCAGAAAGTCTATTGGGCCGATGACGGCACTTTTGCGGACGGCACAAACGAGCGCATTCCGGTTGAGGAACTCGTTGAGTTTACCTTAACCAAACGCCGCAAGAGGGCATAAAAAAAAGAGGGGGCGCTATGCCCCCTCAACTTTCTGTATCAGCCGATCAAGATACCATCGGGCCTTTTTTAAGTCCTCAATCGGCTTCTCTTTCTTCTCATAGCGCCACAAATATTTCATGACATTCCCTTTGAGGTAGCCAGCAAATGCCTCCGGGTCCATCGACGCCTCAATCGCTGTGATCGCCTCGATGCCGCCGCTGTTATAGTGCGCAGGGCTATTGACCGCATCGACCGCATCGACCGCTTCCTCATTCAGCACATCCCGAATGTCCTTATACCGCATATAGTCCTTGCCATACATCGCATCACATCCTTTCTCGCCGGGCCGGGTCATGCCTCGTCCTCTTCACCGGCCTTGAAGTTAATCTGAACGCCAAAGAAGTCACTGTCATCAGGTTCGCTCAGCGCGTTGATGACCATGTGATCTTCATCGCCGATGAGAAGTTCAAGACCACGGAACACCCGCTTTGTTCGGGTCGCCCGATCTTTTGCGTGGTCATAGCCGTGGGTCTTCATCTCTGCGGTAAACTTACGCTGGGACCAGTCGCGCCCCTTGGCCTCGTTATTGTCCTTGCACCAATCGCGGAAGTCATTGAACGCCTCGTTAGTCCCCATCTCATTGTCAACGCCGACAACGCAACGCTCCGTGATCCAGCGGGCCAAGGCATCCTCTCCTGCGAGATAGTCCTCGGTAGCTTGGATAACGACCGCTGGCGGGTTCAACCCCTCAGACAGCCAAGCCTTAGCCCCCTCGATAATCCACGCCAAGATCGCCGGGTATTCTTCTTTCAGCTTGTCCGGTAAGTCCATGTCCTTACGGGCGGGCTTCGTCTCAAACGGGATCAGGTGCATACGACGCCGCATGGCGTCATCGACGTTAGTAATCTCTGGCTTAGTGTTGCCTGCGATCACAAGCGTGAACTGTGGCTGAAACTCAAACAAGTCCTGCCGCATGAAGCGCGCACTGATCTTGTCTCCGCCAGTCAATGACTTGACCTTGGCTTCGTCCCATTTGCGCGACGGATCAATCTCCTGCGCGTGAACGAGCCGAGCACCCATCAACGACGCCAACTCTGTGGGATGCCGCTGCGACGACGACGCCAAGAAAACGTCCGCACTAGCCACGGTGGCATAATCGCCAAGGATGCCGCCTATCGCACCAAGGAACGTCCCTTTGCCATTGCCGCCGGACCCGTGGGCGAAAGCCAGGATATGCTCCTTGGTAGAGCCTGTGGAACTATAGCCCGCCAACCTTTGAAGGTAGCCAATCAACTCAGCATCACCGTTGCAAGCCTCATTGAGAAACGCTTGCCATTGGGGCGCTGGTTTGCTGAAGTCCGCCTCGACCGATGTGCATTTTGTGCACATGCGAGAACGATCATGGGGGTGCAGCACACCCGTCTTCAAGTCCACCATCCCCGACTTGGTGTTGAGGATATAGATGTCGGCGTCTAGCTGCTCGGTTGTTGCCTGCATTGTTGGCTCTACCGCAGCCAGCTTGGCCACATTGGCGATCACATTGTATGACGCCACACGCTGCGCGATCCGCTCAGCCTTTTGCGGGCTTTCGATGTTGGCCAACGCCTCGGACGATGCCTGCGCGCAAACCTTACGGACGATGGAGATGTGCTTGTTCGCCACATCCTTCGCCCACTTGTTGCCGTCCCACGCAACCCAGCCCATGCCGCCAACAACGTATCGAATATCCGAAACGTGTAAACGAGCAACGCGCTGCGCCAAAGCAATGTCACTATACTCAATCGGCGTTTCCCCGGCCGACGCTACCACTCCAAAGTCATCGTCGGAGAAGTCGGTCACGTCGAACTCATCGACCTCCCGCTTGTGCCCAAACGATGCCGCCTTGTCCGCCAGCCAGTCCCAACCCAACTCATAGGGCGGGTGCATACGACCAAAGTCCGCCTCGATAGTATCGAGCGTGTTAACCCCGTCTTCCCAACTGGCCGCCCACGCTTCGAATATCTCGAACGCATCGGCCTCATTGTCCGGGCCGCACGCTGCCTTGATGGCATAGCCCATGCGAATATAGTCATCGCGGTCAGGAAAATGCTCAGTCTTGTTTGGGATCGCAGCAACAGCCGCCTGCACATGGGCAACGCTTGGCGCAATGAGCGACGCCTGATCTACCGACTGCCGCTCGACCGCCTTCTGGGCTGTCTTGTCGGCGTGGATAATCTGGCAGCCCATCATCTCCAACGTCTCGGTCAGATCGGCAAAGAACTGCTCGATCTTTTCCCGCGTGACCAGCTTCAACCCAGCCGGGCCGCGTTGTGTCAGGTCCACATCGAGACTGTACGGCTCCTTAGTGATAGGGTGGATACCGCCGATGACGTACTGTTGCCCGTCCCCTAGAAATTCTACAAGCTGCTCGACGCCCCGGTCATCACGGAACCGCACCTGCATACGGCCAATCTTCTCGTCGGTGCGATACATGAACAGCCGCTTGGGATACCGGCCGATCCGCATCGGGGCTTTGCCCAATGCCTTGACCGCCATATCACCAATGACCCTAGCCAGCCCCTCGTTAACAACATCAATGTCAACCGCAGGATATTTGCTTGCCTTCAAGCCGATATTAGCGTGGCTGCGGTCCCACCGCTCAACGTCATTCGGCGTTGGCGTATAGTCCTGCCAGCCATAGCCGCCCCATGTGCCCTGTGCGTTCTGCCGACCCGGTGCTTTGCCCGCTTGATCGGCTTGGATTTTGGACATGGCCGACAACTCGGCGTTGGGCGGAATAACGGACACGAGATCGGTGAACCCAATCTCATAGAGCGTCTTAAATTTCATCAGTGCAATTCCCTCTTTTCGATTTTGTCACGCTTCTGCATCAGCATATCAACAGCCGCATCTATTGCGTAGATCGCAAAGTCCGGCTCGGCTTCGTCCATTAGATTGTACGCGGATGTAGTTATTATTACGCCGCGTTCAAAGTCTTCTTCGAAACCGATGATGAATACTGGTATGCAGTCGATTTGTTCTTCGTCATCATTCCACTTTATCTTGTCCATTACTTAGACCCCCCGGCAGGTGGAACTCGGCGCGCAAGTCCGAGGCCAACACCAGCAACGCAACCTTTGCGTCATGTGATTGCGTCCGGTTAGCACGGTACTCAATGTATTCGATGATCTGTTCTCGCTCAAATGTAGTCATTATATCTCTCATAGTTTTCGTTTAAAATATTCCATGCCTTCGCCCGGAATATAGTAGCCAAGATTGCCATACCGATCAGCGTGGGGAACAACGCGTGTAAAGTATTTTTTTTCGTTCTCTTCATAAATGGCTCTCGTGTCTGTCGGGGTCAGAAGCGACTGAGCATAGAGCAGAAGTTCGTAGGCATCAATCTTGCCTTCGATATAAATTGCGTTGCCATCACGCCGGGCATAGCCACGCGTGTTGTTGGCGATCCAATCAGCGAGTTGCGCTGCGGTTTCCTGTTTCATTTCGTTTCTCCCCTAATTTCGCTCACGGCTTGGCATAGAGCGCAGAACAAATCGTTGAGCTTTATATGCTCACGCCAAAAATCGGCTGTCATATTCGGAATGCCAAACCGCTCTGCTGCTTCTTGGATGATGTGGTCAGGGAAGTCTCGTCTATGTTCTTTCCCGGTCATTTCCGCCTTCCCTTCTGCCATCCGTCTTTCAGGTGGCCGTAATCCCTTGGCTCTGTGACAATCGTTTCCGCACCACATACGCCGCAAGTATCTGGGTGCCATGTGGATACGCCGCATTCCCTGCGTCCGTATTTGTCACCGCAGTCTGAGCATATCCATGCAGGGTAATCGTGCTTCATTTCAAATGCTCCCCTGCTTCAATGGCGTCTGCCGTCATCAGAAAATCATCTTTCCGCAGCCACGCGACAATCGCAGCGCGTTCTTCCATGCGCCAATGCTCTTGGTTTGCGGCGTATCGTTTAGCGTCTTGCTCCCAATATTCGGCGCTACGTTTCAGCCGCTCAATCTCTGCTGCTTGGGCTTCGATGCGGTCGGCAGCAGAATGAAGCATCCCACGCATATCAAAATCATCGTGGCTTTTTGGCTCATCCCATTCGTCCGCTTCTTCGCGCAGCCGCTCCACCAGCGCCTTGTCGTCTTCAGTCATAGGAACACTCCACGAGAATATGCCCCAAGGCTCCGAGTATGCGCCCGAAAACCTCATCTTTATCGTAATCGACGCTATCAAAGCACGATGCTGATGGCGATAAGTCAAGCACTAGCTTTTCGTCAAAATAAACTTTCGCGCCCTCCGCATATCCTCCGCTGCATCCGGCTTGATCGCAGTCAGATGCCTCAGACATCCATTCAATGCGTATCTCAGTCATTGGTTCCAATCCTCTCCCTTATAGCCGTTGAACAGGCGGTCTATTATCCTGTTGATGATGCGGCGGATCATTTCAGGTGATCCCCTTCTGCAATCCGATCCGCCAACCAGCGGGTGCTGCGTTCGAACATGGACATTTGCCCACTGCGAAGCCATGCAATGATGGCGTCTTTCTCGTTAACAACAGGCGTAGCTTCCGCCACAACCGGCTGTGCTTCAACTTCAATATCAACAATCTTCTTAGGACGTGCCATTAGATTAACTCCTTGATTTTAAACCCTTTTGTCTCAGCGTAGGCGATGAGGTCGTCGAGCCACAACACCCCTTTTCCTGAGACAAAATACTGATTGACGCCACGATGAGGCACATCGTTAACGTCACCCCATGTATGAGACGACTGCTCGTACATCTGTATGTCCGCACGATGGACGCACGCATGGTTTCTGCGCAAAAACTGCGCAGCCTCCGCTGCAATCAACTTCGTGTGGCCCTTAAACTCTCGACGCGGGACCGTGCATTCTTCCTCGGTCTTAATCGGAACTGGCTTCGCCATCTGCGCACGCCGATCCAACATCGACAACGGCGCAACGCCTACCTCTTCAAGCCAGCCTTTTATGGTAACATGACTTGTGTTGTAGAGCCGCATCAATTCGGCGCGGGTCATGGTCGCTGCCATCTTGTGGAAGTTAGCCGGGACGGCCTTCTTGCGCACGCCGGTAACTACCTTCTTGAGTTGGAGTTCCCGCATCCAGCGAAAGATCACAGTCCTAGCGCGACCATAGTGTTCCATGAGTTGCGTCACGTTCATCGTGGTCAACATCTCCGCCAAATCATCTGGTGCGGGAGCCTTCTCAACAACGAAGTCCCGCTTCAAACCCAACTTTCTACGCCGACTATCAATCGCGTTTGCGGTACGACCAAGCGCCCGTGCGATCTGCGCGGGCATCATGTTAGCCGCGTAAAGTTCTTTTAGTTTGGCGTCCTCTTCGGGCGTCCATTCATTAATTCTGTAAGCCATAATCTCCCTTACATTTCTACTGCCCGCCTTGGGTGGCACAGGTTGAATATCGAATGCAAGAACTTTTTTTAGTTGACGGGGCTATGCGACTTGTGCCAGCTACGGGGAAAGCAAACGTGACACCGACGAAAAAGAGGGAAAGAACATGGTAGTGAGCATCGACTTCGAGACGCGCAGCGCCGTCGATCTCCGCAAGACGGGTGTCTATAAGTACGCCGCTGATCCATCGACTGACATTTGGTGCATGGCCTATAAAGCGCCGTGGTCGGATGACGTACAGGTCTGGCTTCCGGGCGATGAGATGGATGTACGCCTCGAAGATTGGATCGTCGAAGGCGGATTGCTCTCAGCATGGAACGCCAACTTCGAGCGCACGATCTGGAACGAGATCATGGTAGGTCGCTATCAGTGGCCCCGCACACGCATCAAGCAATGGCGCTGCACAATGGCGCAGGCCAGTGCGATGGGGTTGCCCCGTGCGTTGGGTCAAGCCGCTGCTGTCCTTGGCGTTGAAGAACAGAAGGACAAGACGGGTGCGGCCCTTATGCTCCGTATGGCACGGCCGCGTAAGGTGAACACCGACGGAACCTACACATGGTGGAACACGAAGGATAAGGTCGAACAACTTATCGCCTATTGTAAGCAGGACGTGCGAACGGAATTGTCCGTCGCCGAGACACTGCACGCAATGCCCGATAGTGAGCGTCGTCTTTATCAACTCGATCAGCGTATCAACGACCGGGGCGTGAAGCTGGATGTCGATCTTGTGCACCGCGTCAAGGCACTGGCGGAAAATGCCAGCGTAGAAATTGATGCGGAAATTCAACGACTTACGAAGGGTTCTGTCAAAGCCGCAACAAATGGGATGGACTTGGTGGCTTGGCTTAACAGCCATGGGATTGCCACCAAATCTGTTGACAAGCAGACCGTCGCCCGGCTGCTGACCTTTGACCGCCTACACCCTGTGATCCGCGAAGTCCTTTTGCTTAGGCAGAACGGAGCCAAGTCTAGCACCGCCAAGTACGAGGCCATGCTTCACGCGGCCAATGCCGACGGGCGGATGCGCGGCCTTCTCGTTTATCATGGCGCAGCAACAGGCCGCTGGTCCGGCAAGCTGGTGCAGCCGCAGAACTTTCCACGTCCGCAAAAGAAACAAGCAGAACTTGATATTATCATATCCAAGTTGAAGCAGGATGAGGATGTGTCGGAATATGGTGCGGGAACCGTACTTGCCTCCGATCTGTTGCGTTCGATGCTGGTTGCCGAGGATGGCCACCGGCTTATGTTCGCCGACTATTCGGCGATTGAAGCCCGCGTCTTGGCGTGGGTGGCAGGGCAGAACGATCTCGTTGAGACGTTCCGAAAGGGGGGAGACGTGTACAAAGAAATGGCATCGGCCATCTACAACGTGGACGTGGGGTGCGTCACTGACGCACAACGACAGGTTGGGAAGATGGCGATCTTGGGTTGCGGCTACGGCATGGGGGGCAAACGCTTCGCCGAGCAGTGCGCCACAATGGGGATCAAGGTAGACGAGGACGAAGCCAAGCGCATCGTGGCCGTCTATCGTGAGAAGAACAACATGATCGCGCAATACTGGCGCGACATCGAGCAAGAATTTGTAGAGATGGTTAAGGAAGCAGGCCGTGTTGGGACGGTCCCGCTTTCCTTACCTAGCGGGCGGTCGCTTACTTACCACAATCCGCGCATCATTCAGCGAGAGACACCTTGGGGGGTGATGCGCGATACCGCGCAAGTCGATACGCTGAATAGTGTGACACGACAGTGGACCTCTCAGATTATCTGGGGCGGTCTGTTGACGGAGAACGTGGTGCAAGCAACCGCCCGCGATATGATGGCCACGGCCATGATGGCGTTGGAAGTCAAAGGATACAACGTCATCTTGTCCGTACACGATGAGATCATTTGCGAAGTGCCAGATGATTTTGGTTCGCTCGACGAAATGATTGACATCATGGTACGAGTTCCGGCATGGGCGCAAGGCTGCCCGATCAACGCCGAGGGCAAAGAAGGGAAGAGGTATCGGAAATGAAGAAGTATCGTAGCTATAAAGATTATCTGCGTCTCAAGCAGATCAAGCCCGCAGTCATCGTCCACACAGTCAAGAAGCCGGGCGATGTTGTTATCCACTGGTTCCGTGAAGCGGAGATCGTCAAGTGAAACATCATCCCAACTGCGCCGTTGTTCGCGGCGGTGATCTACGGGCATGGTGCGACTGCGCTATTGGCGAACGCAACCGTGTTCTGGAACGACTACGCTACAGCGTAAAAGAGTTTCGCTCACTGGCCGAAGACGATCCGAAGTGGGGTCTAGTGGCGGAGATATTAAAGGAAGAGGCAGATGTTATTGAAAACGACGAACACTAAACCTGCATGGTATGGCGGCAACAAGATACCGGCCAGCTACTTGGCTAAGTTCTTGCCTAAGTCGGACGAAGACCAATACGAATTGCCGCTGGAAGTTCGGCTCTTTCTGGAGAATTTCAAATGACAGCACACGCTAAGTTCGGCGCGTCGAATGCAAAGCGGCGCATGGCTTGCCCCGGCTCACTCAACGCCGAGGCTCTGTTCCCAGATGAGAGTTCGCCTTACGCCGAACTTGGCACTGCTGCTCACGAACTGGGTGAGTTCTGCTTAGTCAATGGACACGAAGATGCCTTCGCCTTCATTGGCGAAGAGCACAACGGCCACAAGGTTGACGACAACATGGCCCGTGCGGTGCAGGTCTATATCGACCACATCCGTGCGACGGCACTGCTGGAACCGAGCCTGTGTCGCTATGAGAAACGCTTCAGCCTAGACAAACTCGATCCTCCTATGCCGATGTTTGGCACGGCTGACTGCATTATTTACGGCAAGGAAAGCGGGACGCTCTACGTCCTTGACTATAAACACGGCCAAGGCGTCGCGGTTGAAGTCGAAGACAACGCGCAGCTTAAATACTATGCGCTCGGCGCGATCCTTGAGATCGGCGACAAGGCTCCCGTCAACAGAGTGACCACGGTCGTCGTGCAACCACGCGCCATGCACGTCGATGGGCCTGTGCGGTCGTATAGCTACAGCCGCGACGAGATCATGGACTTTGGAACCGAACTGATTGACGCCGCGCATGAGAGCCTGAAGCCGAACGCACCGCGTATCGCTGGCGATCACTGCAAGTTCTGCAAAGCGGCTGGCACTTGCTCAGCCCTGCGCAACGACGCGCTGGCCGTAGCGCAAGACGAGTTCGGCGCGGTCAAAGACATCAATGATCTCACACCGGCCGAGGTTGCCGACTATTTGGAGAAGGTTCCGCTGATCGAAGAGTGGGTCAAGTCTCTGCGTCGGCACGCAAATTACATTCTCGAAAGCGGCAACGCGCTGCCCGGCTATAAGCTGGTCGAGAAACGTCCGACACGTCGCTGGCGTGTTGAGAATGAGTTCGTGGCTTGGGCCACGGAAGAAGGTCTCGATGACGACGACATCTACGAAAAGAAGTTGAAGTCGCCATCGCAGATCGAGCGTATCGTGGGCAAGAAGAACTTGCCGACATCGCTCGTCATGGCTGTATCAACCGGCACGTCTATGGTCGCTGATACAGATAACCG